AGCGCCAGCTGCTCGGCGCGCACGATCTTGAAGAGGGCTGTGGCGGCGTCGCGCCGCGCGTCGCTGTGCCGGTCGTAGGTGTTGTCGCTCAGGGCGGCGTCCAGCACCTGGCCGTCGCGCTCGACGCTCCAGGTCCAGGCGTAGCCCGGCGCGTTGTGGGCGTGGCTGATCTTGATGGTGGGGATGGTCATGGGGCTCTCTCCAGAGGCGTCTTGCTGATGACGGGTGGTGTAGCCGATGCGCTAGGGGCTGTCAACTAGTCCGGCGGGATTAGGTCGATGATGGCGTGCAGGACCTCGTTCAGGTCCGCGGCGCTCTTGCCCTCGTCGGCTTGGGCGTAGGCCAGGTCGTAGATGTCGTCGATCGCCTTGCGGTCGGCCGCGGCGTTGCGGCAGATGGCGTCGAACCGCTCGACCAGGGCGTGGACGAGGGGCGCGTCGCGGTAGGCGTGGCGGATCTCGCTCAGGAGGGCCTCGTCGCTCAGGCCGTCGGCCTGGACGCGGCTGCCGGCGGGCGTGGCGTAGGGGTTGGGCATCTGGTGTGCTCCTGCAGTGCTGACGTGGATGAAATCGATGCTGGGCATGGTCTCAGGCCTCCGGCAGGGCGCACAGGCCCTGGTCGATGAAGTAGCGCGCGGTGCGCCCGTAGCTGCCCTGCAGGGTCCAGGCGGCGCCGCTGTCGATCAGGGACTGGAAGAGGGCGATGGTCTGCTCCTCGTCCAGGTCGCCCTGCTCGTAGGCGATGATGTCGTCGATGTTGGGCATCAGGCTCGCGCCTCCTTGATCAGGGCCTTGAGCTCGGCCTTGACGCGACGGGCCGTCTCGCCTTTCCAGCTGGTGGCGTTGCCGAGGAAGTAGGACACGACCGACACGGCGCTGTCCTGGCCGTAGTCGTCACGGATGCTGTCCAGCTGGCGCATGGCGTCCAGATAGGGCCGGGCGGCGAAGTAGGGGCGCTCCCAGTCCTTGCGGACCTCGGAGGCGATCTCGTAGATGGGGCGGGGCATAGGTCTAGGCTCCTTTGCGGGCGACGATGCGCACGGCGACGCTGCCGGCGCGGGTCTTCTGGTGGCGGCTGAACCAGCGGCCGTCCACGCCCAGCTCGATCAGCTTGGCCTCGGCGGCCTTGGGGTCGAGGCTGAGGCTGTCGGCCGTCTGGCTGACGGTGGCGCGGAAGAGGTCGCCCTCGTGGGCGCCGAGGCCCAGCGCCTTGACCTCGTCGATCAGGAAGGCCTCGGTGGCCTTGAGGTCGGCGATCTGGGCGCGGATGTCGCCCAGACGGTCGATGGGGCTGATGGCCTTGATCTTGCGGATGGCGGTCATGTCGGTAGCTCCTTGCTGATGACCCAAACTAGCCGATGTGCTACAAGCAAGTCAAGCGCCCTGTTGCAACTATTTGCGATTATCCCGAAAATAGTTTTCAAAGGCCGCCTTGGCCTGCGCGTAGTCGGCCTGCGCCTGACGCTTGGCCCGCAGCTCGGCGTCCGTCCTGGCCGTGTCGGGCTGGGCGAGCAGGACCGTCTCGGCCCTGACTACGGCCCGGGCCAGCTCGAGGGTGTGGCCGGCGCTCATGTGGTCGTCTTCTTGTTGTCGTTCAGGATCCAGCCGGCGCGCAGGTCGTTCGCGCGGCGCTGGCGATCGATCAGGATGAGACGCAGGGCCTCGATGTCCTGCAGGTCGTCCTCGACGAAGAGCGGATCCCAGTTGACCGCAGCGTGCTCGGCGCTGAGGTTGGACCTGATGGCGTGCCGACTGTGCAGCTCGGCCAGCGCCATGTCGTACGAGTAGCGCAGGGTGATCTCGTCGAGGGTCTCGGGCGGGTAGGTCTGGAGGTGGTCAAGGGCCTTGCTGGTCATCGCAGGCCCCAGATGCTGAAGATGTTGAGGGCCACGGCCGCCATATTGGCCAGAGACCAGCGGGGCTTGGTGTCGATGAGGTAGCCTGCCGAGGCAAGGCAGAGGCCGGCGGCGAAGGCGCAGCCTAGGTCTATGATGGTGTAGGTCATGAGAACACTCCGGCCTTGGTCAGGGCGGCGTCCACGATGGCCAGATCACCCTCGTAGGCGCCGGGGATGAAGCGCCTGACGAGGCGCAGGGCAGCGACCAGATCGGGCGCCGCAACGATCAGGCGGGAACGGGCGGGCCAGTTCTCACCGGGCTCGGCGGCATCGTCGGTGCCTTCACACTCCGGGCAGTAGCCCGGCGCGTCGCAGACGATGTTGTCGAGACCTTCGGCGGTTTCGTCGGTCACGACAAGGTACTGGCCGCTGGACTTTATGCGCCAGCGTTCGTCGAAAATGCTCATTAGAAGGCTCCCTGTTGGCGAGCGTAGACGCTGGCCTGTTTGCACGTCTTGAGGATGTCCGAGGCGATCTCGGTGAGGGTGTTGCGCACGCTGGCGATCTCGACGCCCTGCGCCCCGGCGATGTCCGCGGCGGTCTCGAGCAGGGCGTTCACGCTGTCCCAGTAGCCCGGGCGGCCGGCCTCGCGGGCACGGTCCAGGGCGGCGCGCTCGGGGGCGCCCAGGGTGACGAGAAGGGGTGGCTTGGGGGTGGTCATGGGTGGTGCTCTCCTTGCTGATGACCACCCTTCTAGATGACGCAAACGGGTGTTGCAAGCACTTTGTTGTGGACTGTCGGCGGGCGGCTTTTGGGGCGTGCAAGTGGATACTAGCCAGCGCGCTTTTTAGCCGCGCTGCACAGCGCGCTGCGTCACGGTGCAAGGCGACAGGGGTGCAGCATGCATCTGCTGCAAGACGGTGGGGTAGTTCTACCCCCCGTCTGCACAGTGCGTGCTGCATCCCCGAGCAGGGGGTTGTTGTCTATAATTTTGTTGCAAAGCGCGCTGGACTGGAGGCAGCCCTCGAAACGGAGGCTTGCCTGGGCGGTTCAGTGGGTCTAGGAAAGTGGGGCCGCCCGAGTTCTCCGCTCGGACGGCCCGATCCACGCCGCTGTCACAGGAGCAGGCGCCGATGACCCAGACCCTACCCCGAGGTGTGTCCTTTGATCAAGGCCGGCAGCGATACGTCGCCAGGCTGATGATCAGGGGCTCCGCGAAATATTTGGGCGCCTTCGACACGGCCGAGGAGGCCCGGGCGGCCTACGACGGCGCTGTCCTCGTGTACGGCGAGCCCAAGCGCGGGGCCCTCAACGAGGCGCAGCTCAAGCGGCGCGACGAGCGCTACGCCGAGTGGCTTCTGTCGCGAGTGTCACTCACCGATAGCCTCGCGCCGATCCTGCCGTACGATCCGCACAAGCCGTGGCCGGTAGTGCTGACGGCGGTGGCGCTGCCGGACGGTGCGATGTTCCGATTGCAGCGCTACGATGACCGCTGCACGATCCTGGGCGCTACCGAGCGCGTAGCCGTGTTCACGCGCCGCTGCCGGCAGGCGCAGTGCAAGACACTCATCGAGACCCACCTGTGGCTCGGCCCTGACCGTAAGTGGCAGCACAAGGCCTTTGATGCTTGCGATGAGCATATGGCTTCGAGCGAGGTCAGGGGGCGGGCGTTTTCGGTGGACAACTACGCCGTTACCTCAAGGGCCTGGGACGCGGTTCACGTTAGCTTGGGTCGCGATCGCTACACACAAGAGTTGCCGCGGCAGCTGGAGCCCGAAGCGCGACGGCGTGCTGGTTTACTGCGCTTGGCGCTGCGTCAGCGGCTTGAGGTTGTCTATGATCGCCTTGAGGACGTACCTGAGGATTGGTGGCGAGACGTGGACTTGTCTCCGTAGCCTGCAGCCGCTACCTTCAGGCCTCCGAGGCTTGAGACCCATGCGAGCAGGATGACGATGAGCAAGGCCCCTTCCAAACGACCGCGCGGCCGGCCGTCAAAGTTCACCCAGGCAATCGCGGACGAACTCTGCCTGCGCGTCGGCGCCGGCGAGACGCTGGCGTCAATCTGCCGCGAGGCTCATATGCCGGCGGTCAACACCGTGAACGATTGGCGGCGGGACGACGAAACTTTTTCCGCCGCGTTCGGGCGCGCGAGAAACCAAGGCTTCGACGCCATCGCCGAGCGCTTGCACCATACGGCGCGCGGCAAGGGCGCCGCAGAGGGCGGCGATAGCAGCGGCGACGTGGCGCGCGACAAGCTGATCATCGACACCGACCTGAAGCTGCTGGCCAAGTGGGACCCGCGCCGCTACGGCGATCGCGTCACGCACGCCGGCGACCCCGACCAGCCGGTGAGCGTCGAGGTGAAGCCCGCCGCTGCCCTCGCCAAGGAGCTGGTCGACGCTCTGCGCCAGGGCAAGGCCAGCGCTTGAACGTCGAGGACGTCACCGTCGAGCAGCTAAGCCAGCTGCCCGAGGAGCAGCTGCGCTACCTCCTCTGGCAGGCGCGCTGGGTGGCCACTGCCCGGCCCAACCAGCTGCCGCCCGCGGGCGACTGGCTCGAGGCGGGCTACATGGCCGGGCGAGGCTTCGGCAAGACGCGGGTCGGCGCTGAGTGGCTGGGCGCCGCAGCGTACGAAGACCCCGACGCCCTGCCCTCGGCCGTCATCGCGCCGACCTACGCCGACGTGAAGTTCACCTGCTTCGAAGGGCCGGCCGGCCTACTCAACGTCATCCCGCCCGAGCTGGTGGCCAGCTACAACTCGAGCGACATGATCCTCAAGCTGGTCAACGGCGCCACCATACGCGGCTTCACGGCCGAGAAGCCCGAGCGTCTGCGCGGGCCGCAGCACGCCAGGATCTGGGCCGACGAGCTGGCCGCCTGGCAGTACGCCCAGGAGACCTGGGACATGGCCATGTTCGGCCTGCGCCTTGGCCCGGCGCCCCAGATCATGTGGACGACGACGCCCAAGCCCGTCGACATCGTGCGTCAGCTGACCAAGCCCAAGGCGCGGCGCGTCATCGTGCGCGGCTCGACGTACGACAACAAGGCCAACCTGCCCCAGTCCTTCTTCGACCAGCTGGAGCAGTTTGAGGGCACGACCCTCGGGCGCCAGGAATTGCACGGCGAGCTGATCGACCCCGAGGAGGCCGGTGTCATCCGGCGCAGCTGGATGCCGCTCTGGCCGGCCAAGAAGCCCCTGCCCCAGTTCGAGTGGATCGTCATGTCCCTCGACACGGCCTTCACCGAGGCGACCAACGACAAGCGCTCCGGCGCAGACTTCAGCGCCTGCACCGTGTGGGGCGTCTTCCAGCACGAGGGCGTGGGGCATATCCTGCTGCTCGACTGCTGGGCCGAGCAGTACGGCCTGCCCGACCTGATCAAGCGCGTGAAGCGCGAGCTGAACGTGGCCTACGGCGACGACCAGGACGCGGCCATCGTCAAGCCCATGTTCGGCGGGTCCAAGCCCGGCACCTCGGGCCGCAAGCCGGACATCCTCCTGATCGAGGACAAGGGCAGCGGCATCAGCCTGCGCCAGATGCTCGATCGCGAGGGGATCCAGGCCTACGCCTACAACCCCGGGCGCGCCGACAAGCTGAGCCGGCTGCACATGGTCAGCCCGATGTTTGCGCGGAAACGCGTCTGGCTGCCGGAGAGCGAGAAGAACGTCGGCAAGCCCCGCACCTGGGTCGAGCCCATGCTCGCCCAGCTGTGCAGCTTCACGGGCGGCGGCAGCATCAAGAACGACGACTACGTCGACGCCTGCACGCAGGCCGTCCGCTTGTGCATGGACAAGGGCTTGCTAGAAGTCGCGAAAGCGAAGAAGATAGACGACCATGACCGGCCCCCACCGCCGAAGCCCGTGTCCAACCCCTATGCCGCGTAGGACCCTCGACTGATGGCGAAGCCCGAAGACGACGACATCGAAGGCGAGACCGTCGAGTACGAAGACACGCGCGGCGAAGACGACGACGTCGAGGACACCGAGGACGGCGGCGCCATCGTCACGATGGACGAGGACGACGCTCCGCCCAAGGGCGACAGCGACTTCTACCGCAACCTGGCCGAGGACATGCCCGAGCCCGAGCTGCAGCAGCTCGCGAGCCGGTTCACCGACCTCATCGGCAAGGACAAGGACGCGCGCAAGAAGCGCGACGAGCAGTACGAAGAAGGCCTGCGCCGCACCGGCCTGGGTGATGACGCGCCCGGCGGCGCGCAGTTCAGCGGCGCCAGCCGCGTCGTCCACCCAATGCTCACCGAGGCCTGCGTCGACTTCGCCGCCCGGGCCATCAAGGAACTCTTCCCCGCCGCCGGCCCGGCCAAGGACAGCATCGTCGGCGAGCTGACCCCCGAGAAGGTCGAGCGCGCCAAGCGCAAGACGGCGCTCATGAACTGGCAGCTGACGACGCAGAGCGAGGAGTTCCGCGGCGAGCTCGAGCAGCTGCTGACGCAGGTGCCGCTGGGCGGCGCCCAGTACCTCAAGCTCAGCTGGGACGAGCGGCGCAACCGCCCGGGCTTCCTGTTCGTGGCGATCGACGACATCTACCTGCCCTTCGCCGCGACCAACTTCTACAGCGCGCAGCGGCGCACGCATGTGCAGTACCTGACGCAGCTGGACTACACCGAGCGCGTCAAGTCCGGCATGTACCGCGACGTGGACCTGGCGCCGAGCAGCCTGACGCCTGACGTGTCGGCCTCAGAGCGCGCCAACGACAAGATCGAGGGGCGCGAGAGCAGCGCCTACAACGAGGACGGCCTGCGCACCGTCTACGAGATCTACGCCACGGCCGAGGTCGAGGACGGCGAAGACCCGGCGCCCTACATCATCACGGTGGACAAGAGCACCAACAAGGTGCTGGCGATCTACCGCAACTGGGACGAGGAGGACGGCAGCCAGGAAGAGCTGCAGTGGATCGTCGAGTTCCCGTTCGTCCCGTGGCGCGGCGCATACCCCATCGGCCTGCCGCAGATGATCGGCGGCCTGAGCGCCGCGGCGACCGGCTCGCTGCGCGCCCTGCTCGACAGCGCGCACATCCAGAACGCGCCGAGCATGCTCAAGCTCAAGGGCGGCACGCGCGGCGGCCAGACCCTCAACATCCAGCCTACGCAGGTGTCGGAGATCGAGGGCGGCCTGAATGTCGACGACATTCGCAAGCTGGCCATGCCCATCCCCTTCAACCCACCCAGCCCGACGCTCTTCCAGCTCCTGGGCTTCGTGATCGAGGCCGGGCGCGGCGTCGTGCGCACGACCATGGAGGACACGGCCGAGAGCAACGCCAACGCCCCGGTCGGCACCACCCTCGCTCGCATGGAGCAAGGCATGGTGGTGTTCAGCGCCATCCACGCCCGCCTGCACAACGCCATGGGGCGCGTGCTGCGCATCCTGCACCGCCTCAACGCCATGTACCTCGACGACGAGGACATCGAGGCCGAGGTCGGCGAGGAGCTGGCCAGCCGCAGCGACTTCAACGGGCCGATGGACGTCGTGCCCGTCAGCGACCCGAACATCTTTAGCGAGGCGCAGCGCTTCGCCCAGGTGCAGGCGGTGGCGCAGCGCTCGCAGCTCCTGCCCCAGCTGTACAACCTGCGCAAGGTCGAGGAGCGCATCCTCGCCACGCTCAAGATCCCCAACGCCGACGACCTGCTGATGCCGGCCGTGGAGCCCGAGCAGCAGAACGCCGTCAACGAGAACGTGGCCGCCACCCTCGGCCGGGCCATCGTGGCGTTCCCCGAGCAGGACCACATCGCCCACCTCAAGACGCACCTGGCCTACATGGTCAACCCGTCCTTCGGCGGTAACAGCCTCATCGCTCCGACCTTCCTGCCGGTGATGATCAATCACCTCAAGGAGCACGTCGCGCTGTGGTACATGACCCAGACGATCGATGTGGCCGAGGAGGCCGCGGGCGTGGACCTTGAGAAGGCGATGAAGGAGCACCAGGACGACGACGACAGCCGCGCGCTGGACCGCATGCTGGCCGAGGCCAGCATGGCCGTGATTGAGCGCGGCACGGACGTCTTCGCTCAGCTGCCCGAGGTCGTAGGCCAGGCGCAGCAGATGATGCAGCAGTACCAGCAGCCCCCGCCCATGGACCCGAGCCAAGTGGCGATGCAGGACATGCAGCGCCGGGCGCAACTCGACCAAGGGCGTCTGCAGCTCGAGAGCAAGAAGGTCGACCTCCAGACCCAGAAGGCGCAGCTCGAGGGGCAGCTGGCCCAGCTCAAGGCGCAGATCGCCCAAGGCGAGCTCAAGGCGCAGCAGGACGCCGAGCAACAGCGCACCGCCTTGGCCATGCAGCGCGAGGACCGTCAGGACCAGCGCACGCAGGCCGAGATCCAGGCCAAGCTGACCATGAACCAGGCCGACAACGCCACGGCCATGGACCTGGCCCAGCTGGAGATCATGAGCGGCGAGAAGTTCGCCGTCAGCACCGGCACCGGCATCAACCCCTAAGGAGACCAGACCAATGGCCGACAAGAAACCCAACACCAAGTCCGTCCCCGACCTCGACAGCGACAAGGTGCCGCTCAGCAAGCGCCTGGCCATGGGCCAGAAGCCGGACACCGGTTCGGGCAGCGGCAAGAAAACCCCCGCGTGAAGCTGGGCGCCCTCATCCAGCGGCTCGAGGCCAAGCAGGCGGCGTGGGCGGCTAGCGCCCTCGCGTCGCCGGCAGGCGAGAGCGCGTTCGAATACGGCCGAGCCGTCGGCGTCTACGCCGGCCTGGACATGGCCAAGACCCTCATCAACGACGTCCTGTCCGATCAGGAGCAAAAGGACTTCGACCTCTAAGCCTTGCAGCAGGAGCCACCGTGCAAGAACTCTCCAACAAGATCACCTTCGACTATTCCGGCCTGGACGACGCCTTCCCGCCCTGCGACCCGGGCGTTGAGCCCTTCGGCAGCCGCGTCCTCGTGCAGATCCGCACGCCCAAGCGCAAGACGGCCGGCGGCATCATCCTCACCTCCGACGTGCGCGAGACCGAGAGCTACAACACGCAGGTGGCCAAGGTCATCGGCGTCGGCTCGCTGGCCTTCAAGAACCGCAACACGATGCTGCCGTGGCCCGAGGGCAGCTGGTGCAGCGTGGGCGATTTCGTGCGCGTGCCGCGCTACGGCGGCGACCGCTGGACGGTCAAGACGGACGACGGCGAGGACGAAGCCATCATCGTCATCTTCAACGACCTCGACCTCGTCGGCAAGGTGACGGGCGACCCCATGGCCATCAAGGCCTTCCTCTGAAACCCAGTGCATTGCTGCCAACCCGAAAGGAAAAGCGATGGCCGACCCAACCCTGACCGAGAATGACGATGAGGAGCTGATCCCCGTCGAAACGCCGACCGGCGTCGAGCCCGACGAGGGCGACGAGCATGACGACGAACAGGACGACGAGGCCGACGACGGCGACGAGCGACTGGCGTCCAGCGAGGACGACCAGAGCGAAGAGGTCGTCAGCGCCAACCGCAAGCGCCGGCAAAAGCGCAAGGAGCAGGTCAAACAGGCACGCGAAGCCCAGGACCGCGAGCTCAACTTCCTGCGCCAGCAGACCGCCGTCATGGCGCAGCGCCTCGCCGCGGTGGAGGGCAACGCCCTCAGCCAGAACGAGATGGGCATCGACCAGCGCATCGCCGAAGCCAACCGCGAGGCTGAGACGGCGCGCATCATCATGGAACGCGCCATCGACGCCGGCAACGGCGCCGACGTCACCGCAGCCATGGGCATCCGCGAGCAGGCCCTGCGCAACGCGCAATTCCTGCAGGCCCAGAAGATGCAGGTCGCACAGGTGCGCCAGCAGGTTCTGGCGCCCCAGCCCGACCAGCGTGTGGCCGGCTACGCCCAAGAGTGGCTCGCCGCCAATCCCTGGTTCGACCCGAGCGGCGGCGACGAGGACAGCGCCATCACCGCAGCAATCGACGCGGCCATGACGCGCGAGGGGCACGACCCCACCTCGCCCACCTACTGGACCGAGCTCACGCGGCGCGTCGCCGCCAAGATCAGCGACGAGCCGGCGCGCGCCGACAGCCCCCGCCGCCGGGCGCCGCCGACCGGCAATAGCCGCGAGCACGCCCCGGTTTCCACCCGTCGCGAAGTGTTCGTGACACCTGAACGCAAAGCAGCTATGATCGAGGCGGGTGTCTGGGATGACCCAGCCGCTCGCAACCGCATGCTGAAGGCGTATCAGGCCTACGACAAACAATCGGCTAGCTGAAAAGGGTAAGCCAATGACCGTAGAAGCCTCTGACGACCGCCTGAAGCGGGAACTGAGTGTTGATCGACGCCCGCGCCAGGCCGAGGACCGCAAGGTCACCGAGCGGCGCGACATCAGCGATGACGATCGACTGGACATGTTCCGTGCGCAACTCTTCAACGACGCACTTCCTGACCTGCCGGAGATCCCCGGCTATCATGTGTGCTGGCTCACCACGACCAACCCGCGCGACACCATCCACCGTCGGCAGCAGCTCGGCTACGAGCCTGTCCGGCCGGACGAAATCCCGGGCATGGAATACGCCACCCTCAAGACGGGCGAATGGTCCGGCTTGATCGGCGTCAACGAGATGCTCGCGTTTAAGCTGCCCGAGCGCCTGTACCAGGCGTTCATGAAGGAAGCTCACTACGATGCGCCGTTGCGGGAAGAGGGCAAGCTCACCGATACGCTGGACAGCATCAAGGACCAGGCGGCCCGTTCGGGCGGCACGATCCTCGAGGGCGAAGGCATGCAGGACCTGCGCGATTTCGCTCCGGCTCCTCGCGGTTTCGCGTAGGAGACCGGCCACCCCACCTTACGAGGTAAATGGCTATGTCTTCGACTTCCCAGCCGTTCGGCCTACGCCCGGCGTATTCTCCTAGCGGCATCGTTCGCCCTGTCGCTATGACGATCGCCTCGGCGTACAACACCGGCATCCTGCAGAACCAACCGGTCAAAATCGGCACGGACGGCACCATCCAGGCTGCGGCCGCTGGTGACCGTTTCGTCGGCGTCTTCCAAGGCGTCGAGTTCACCGACACCGACGGCCGCCGCCGCGTGGCCAACAAGTGGACCGCTTCGACCACCGCCACCGAGGTCGTGGCCTACGTCACCACTGATCCGACCCTGGTCTACGAGATCCAGACGGATGCCGCGGTCGTCGTCGGCGACATCGGCAAGGAGTACGACTTCACCACCGCCGGCACGGGCTCGACCACCACGGGCCTCTCGGCCATGATGCTCGGCGTCTCGACCAGCGCGGCCAACGCCGGCCTCCAGCTGCTCAACATCGCCCCCGCCCAGGACAACGCCTGGTCGGACACCTACGTCATCGTTCAAGTCCGCATCAGCGAGCACCAGCTCGTCGCGGACGTGGCCGCGTTCTGAGAAGGGACCTGAACAATGGCTACTCCTATGCGTTCTACGGACTTCAGGTCCATCGTCGAGCCGATCCTCAACGAGGAGTTCAACGGCATCTACGACCAGCGTGCCGACGAATGGGCCCAGGTCTTCAAGGAGTTCAAGGGCATCCCCCGGAACTACCACGAAGAGCCGGTCCTGTACGGCTTCGGCGCCGCGCCTGAGCTGCCTGATGGCATGGCCGTGACCTACCAGTCGGGCGGCGTGCTGTTCATTCAGCGCTACGTCTACAAGGTCTACGGCCTCGCCTTCGCCCTGACCAAGGTCCTGGTCGAGGACGGCGATCACATCCGCATCGGCCAGACCTACGCGCGTCACCTCGCTCAGTCCCTGATCGAGACCAAAGAGACGCTCTGCGCCAACATCCTCAACCGCGCCTTCACCAGCACCTACGCTGGCGGCGACGGGGTCGAGCTGGTGGCCACCAACCACCCGATCGCCGGCGGCACGTTCTCCAACAAGCTGGCCACCGCGGCCAACCTGTCGCAGACGTCCCTCGAGCAGGTGCTGGTGCAGATCCGCAACGCCGTCGACAACAACGGCAAGCGCATCCGCCTCACGCCGAAGAAGATCGTGACGGGTCCGTCCAACGTCTTCCAAGCCGAGGTCCTGCTCAAGAGCGTCCTGCGCGCCGGCACCGCCAACAACGACATCAACCCCGTCAAGTCGATGGGGCTGCTGGACGGCGGTCAGGCGAATATGTCGCGCATGACCTCGACCACGGCCTGGTTCGTCCAGACCGACGCGCCCGAGGGCATGAAGCTGGCGATGCGGCGCGGCCTCGAGAAGAGCATGGAAGGTGACTTCGAAACCGACAGCATGCGCTACAAGGCCACCGAGCGCTACATCCCGGGCTGGACCGACCCGCGCGGTCTGTACGGCACCCCGGGCGTCTAGGACCCATCCAACCGGCGCCGAGGTCTAGGCCTCGGCGCCACAACTTCAAGAAAGGATTGGTTCCATGGGCAACGTAGTCACCCGCTTCCCGTACGGCGTCACCAATGTCGCGGAGAACAGTCTCTTCGCCGACATGCCGCGGCCGGACGACACGCTCTTCCACACCTACTTCAACGACTTCGACGTCTACACCGCCGGCGACTGGGTCGTCACTGAGACCGACGCGGGCGCCACGCAGGCCCTGACGGCCGGCGACGGTGGCTGGCTGCTGGTCACCAACACGGCGGCGGACAACGACCTGGTGGCGCTGCAGAAGACCCCCGCGGCCTTCAGCTTCACCGCCGGCAAGCGCGCCTGGTTCCGTGCGAAGTTCAAGGTCAACGACGCCACGCAGTCGGACATCGTCTTCGGCGTGCAGGTCGTCGACACCACGCCGCTGGACGTGACCGACGGCGTGTACTTCCTCAAGGCCGACGATGCCGCCACGGTGGACATCATCTGCCGCAAAAACGCCACCACTGGTTCGGTGAGCGCGTCGGCCATCAGCACGATGGCCGATGACACGTTCACGACCCTGGGCTGGTACTACGACGGGATCGACAAGATCACCTACGCCGTTGACGGCGTGGTGAAGGGCTCGATCTCGGCCACCAGCGCCTACCTGCCGGACACCATCTGCACGGTGAGCTTCGCTCTGCAAAACGGCGCCGCCGCCGCGAAGACCATGACGGTGGACTACATCTACGCCGCTTTCGAGCGCTGAGACCTTGGCCCCGGCGCTTCACGGCGCTGGGGCCTTCTAACGATCAGGGGATGACGCCCACATGCTTACCTACACACTCGCCCAGACTGGCGCCGGCAGTTCCTCACCCGCTCCGCTGAACATCCACGGCCGGCCGGAGGTGTCGCTGCAGGTGACGGTCAGCGGCACGGTGAACTACACGGTGCAGCAGACCCTGGACGACCCAGCCTCGTCGCCAACGTGGTTCGATCACCCCGACGTCAATCTCGTCGGGGCCACAGCCGACAAGCAGGGCAACTACGCTTACATCCCCCGCGCCGTGAAGCTGCTGGTCAACAGCGGCGCCGGCACGGCGACCCTTAAGATCATCCAGGCCGGCATCACCGGGTAGGGGCGTCCAGTGGCTGGTCTATACGACAACACGCCTGGCTTCAGCGACGGGACCGGCCTTTACCGCGGGCGCCTGGGGCTCTTCAGCGGCGCGTCCGGCTTAGTCAACGGCAGCGGCAGCAGTTCGGGGCTCCCCGCCGACACCCTGTCGGAAATCTGGTTCGGCGACAACACGGACTACTCTGGCCGGGCGGCCCGAAACGTTCGAGCGTCGACCATCCCGACCAACGACATCATGACCTACCCGGCCGACCAGATCCGCTCGGTCGCCGGCGGCGCGACGCTGACATACAACTACGACGGCGCGGGCGGGACGCGGGTGCAGATCCCGGCGCTGTCCACCTGCCAGTTTATCCAGACAACCGTCCCCGGCTACTCGGTTCTGAACGGCCAGACCTGCGCCATCGGCTTCCAGTGGCAACCGACCAGCGGCGCCCAAGCCTTTCGGTTCGGCCAGTCCACGGACTACGGGTCGACCTCGGGTTCTGCGGCCTCGTTTGCCAAGGCGACGAAGACCTGGACCTGGACCAATACGCAGAACCTTGTCATCACCACGCTGGCGAACTCGACGATTGCAGCGGCTCTGGCGGTTCCGCCGGGTGCGGTTCGCCTTAGCAACGTCTCGACGTTCTCTACGGGAGCAACAGCGCACAACCTTGTCGTTGGACAGTCGGTCACGGTGACGGGCGTCACGGAGACGTCGTTCAACGGAACATTTACGGTAACCAACGTCCCGACCACGACGACGTTTACGGTCGCCAATACGGGATCGAACGGAACATCTGGCGCGGGCTCCGTCGCCAAGCCGGTCGATATTGTCGTCAAGGAATTGCAGGTCTACGAGGGGGCCAGCGTCCCCGACTGGTCGGCGGAGAATTTCGACTATCACGCCAAATCGATCTACGCGTTCCCCAATTCGTGGTCCACGGCCACGGAGAGCATCAACAACATCTCGCCGGCTGTGGCCCGGACGGATGTGATGTTCCCGACGCGAACCAACTATGCCGAGTTCACGCTGTTTCTGGCCATGGAAGCTGGAACGACGATCCCGGCCACGGACATTCCCTACGCTGTCCCGGTCTATGATCCCGACCATACCCCCAGCGTGGGTTCCAACCTGTGGAGCCTGCTCGGCAAGGGCACGACGGGCCGCATGGCGCCCACGCCTGACAGTCAGATGCAGGAAACCGGCTACTACGCCATTCCGGGCTCTGGCCTGCAAATCTACGTCTACCGCGCCGGGCCTACCAACGGGGTGGTGCAGTTCGTCAACGAGCTTAAGCTTCTCTATGAGAAGGGCCTGATCACCTGGACGAACGTCAGCCTATACGGCCACATTCTTGGGGCTGACGCCGCAACGCGGAACTACTATCCGACCACCCGCACGGCGGATGCGAAATACTACGCCTATGCGTGGGTTGATCGGGAAATCAGCGACGACGAGGTGAAGGCCGGGGTTGCCTACATCCGCAACGAACTAGCGGCCCGAAGTGTCACGCCGACGCCGCTGACGATCACTTTCTGCCCCGGCGACAGCATCACCGAACGCCTGAACGCGGTGGCGTGGCCCTACAAGGGCGGGGCTGATACTTCTATCAGCCCCCGCTTCCGGTCGAAGGTGTGCGCCTATTCGGGGACGGGGTTTATGAACCCGGCAGTTCTCCCGTATTTCCAGACCGTGCTGGCGGATGAGGTGCTTCCGGGCATCGCTGACCAGATCACGGCAGGCGGGCGGGCAATTGTTGGTCTGCTCGATGGGGCGAACGATTACGCCTATCTGTCCAAGTTGGTCGGTCAGTCACCCCCGACGACGATTGCGGGTTGGGATACGGCAAAAGCAGGGTGGGAGAACTACCGCGACCTCTGCTGGATTCCCTACATGCAGGCGCTGCGAGCGTCTGGCCCGACGACCAAGATTTTCGGGTTCGATACGCTGGCCCGTGAGGATGCGGTCGCTATAGCCGCCAATTTCGAAGCGCAGGGCCGTGGGCCGTGGAACACCTGGAAGCGCGCCAATTGGTCGACCTACTGCGACGGCTATATCGACACGTCCGCGTCCACCCTCGTTGACTACGCCACGGCCAACGCCGCCGGTTACTACAACATCGACAAGGTCCACCTCTCGACCACGGGGCAGGCCTACCTCTGGACCACGCTCATCAAGCCTGTGTGGGTGCTGCTGTGATGGGAACTACCGCCGCTATGCCGACGCTGTCGCCTTTCGATCGCCGCGCGCGCCTTGCCAGGCTGCAGATCGACGACGCGCTGCAGTTCCGCCGGCCCACGCCGCCCACCGGCCAGCAACCGCCTGTAGGCGCCGCGCCCCAGGCGCCTCGACCGCAGCCTCAGCCGTTGCCGCAGGCCGTGCAGAACCCGCAGCAGCCAGGCGTCAACCTTCAGGTCGTCGTGCCGGGGCAACAGGCCCCGACCAACCCCCTCACCCAGCTCAGCGCCAAGTATGGCCAACCCGCCGGACAGCCGCCCGCGGCGCCGGCGCAAGCCTCGGCGCCCCAAGCCCAGCCCCAAGCCCCGCCCCTGGCCGTCCAGCCCAAGGCCTTCGCCTTGGGCGGTCTGGCCGTCAAACCCCGCCGCAAGGCTCGCACCACGAAAGGCGCCTGATCATGGCCGTCAAGTACGTCAAGGATTTCGAGTTCCCCAGCGATAAGGGCTTCACCGGTTCGGCCGGCGTCCGGCACATCAAGGCCTACGCTCGCGGTGGTACCGTCAAGAAAGCCATGGGCGGCGACGTCGCGGCGACGGTGGATCCGGCGCCGCCGGTTAAAGGTTCGGCGGCGAGCCCCCAGAGCCAGGCGGTGCCGAGCACCGACGGACGGGACGGCCGGCGCTTCGGCCCGGCGGCTGCGGGCGGCGCGCCGGCTCGCGCCGACGCGGCGTCGAACGTGTCGCCGCGCAAGGGCGTACCCGCGTACCGCGGCGCCCCCCTCGTCCAGCAAGCGGCCAAGGGCGGCCCGGCCAAGCCCGTCAAGCGCTCGATGGGCGGCCTTATGGGCCTCGTTCCCGCGCTCATGGGCAAAGACAAGGCCGACGGCGGCGGCGCCTTGGGCCTCGGCCTTTTGGGCATGCTCGCCGCCAGCGCCGCCGGCAAGAAAAAGGCCGCGCCGGCCGCTACGGCTGACATCGCCACGGCGCCCGCCTCGGCCGCTGCGGCGCTCGCCGCCAACCAGCAGCTCAACCAGCCGGGCAACGCCCTGGCCAAGGGCGGCAAGGTCAAGAGCAAGTGCTGATCTGGACGGGGGGCGGCCCCTCGTCTATCATCCACGCGCACGATGAGGCCGCCCCTGCCGGCGGACTGCTGCGCTAGAGCAACAGGCGGCGCCTCATGGCCTTTTCAAATACGATCTCGCAGACGGTTTTCGACACCCGCAAGGTGATCGAGAACGCCGCGCGTCGTTGCAAGGTGCCGCCGCAGTCGCTCAGCGCTGAGCACGTCGACATCGCCAAGGACCAGCTGTATCTGCTCCTGTCGGACCTGGCCAACCAAGGCGCGCCGCTCTGGTGCGTCGAGAAGCAGATCTACGGCCTGTACGCCGGGCGAGCGGATCTGACCACGGACCTCGGCACCGTGGACATCCTCAACGCCAACCTGCGCACGCTCGCCGAAGTGTCGGGAGACAACACCGTCACCGG